AAATAGGGACGATTCTTTCGCATCATCTAATGCTTTAGGTATTTTATCCCCAGCAGTATCACTTGTACATGGTAAGCTCCATACCGCGCCCCATACTGAACCGTTCTGCGCCCAGTTCAAACCGGTTTGTAGATTCTTTGCCGCAAATGAAACTCTAAGTACAAGGGCATCATCAATATTAATATCTTCTTGTAAAACAATACCCATTGAAGTAATATCATACGTGCTATACGCATTCCCCCCAAACTTAATTATCGCAGGATCCTGCCCTTTAGCACCGGTCCAATTTGACGATGACCAGCCAGCAGACTTAGCAGCTGTACTAAAAGAATGCCCTATAATAAAGTTAGAGTTGGTCTGATCCAATGGATTAAATGTTGGTAACCCATCTCCTATAAACATTGAACTTTCTGCAATTTTTTCAGGTAATCCTGTGTCAAAAGTTCCTTCTAAACCTTGTACACCTTGTAAACCTTGTACACCTTGTAACCCTTGTAATCCTGTAGTTCCTTGTAAACCTTGTGTTCCTTGAGTTCCTTGTAAACCTTGTGTTCCTTGTAAACCATCGGTTCCTTGTGTTCCTTGTAATCCTGTAGTTCCTTGTAATCCTGTAGTTCCTTGTAAACCTTGTAAACCTTGAGTTCCTTGTAAACCTTGTAATCCTGTAGTTCCTTGTAAACCTTGTGTTCCTTGAGTTCCTTGTAAACCTTGTGTTCCTGTAGTTCCTTGTAAACCTGTAGTTCCTTGTAAACCTTGTAAACCTTGTAATCCTGTAGTTCCTTGTAAACCTTGTAAACCTTGAGTTCCTTGTAAACCTTGTAATCCTGTAGTTCCTTGTAAACCTTGTAAACCTTGGGTTCCTTGTAAACCTAATCCGTCATTTCCTTGTAAACCTTGTAAACCTTGAGTTCCTTGTAAACCATTACCGACAACTTTAGTTAATGAAAAAGATACATTATTCATTGTTATAGTAGATGTAGATACATTATCAGTTTTAAATCTAACATCTATCACATCACCAGCGGCAAATGTTTCTAAACCGTTTATTGAAAAAGATCCACTTGTATTATTAGCAAACGCTCTACTTGTTTCTGTTTGTGCAATAATAACACCATTCTTAAATACTCCTACTGTTATTTCACGATTAGCACCAGATGTAATAGTATAGATACCACTCATTTTATAAACTCCGCCTTCACCTGCATCAATAACTAAAGTATCACCCTGTGCACCTCCACCAGACGAGACATATGACATTTGGCTTATTTCACCTACTGCTGAAGTATCCCAGCCATTAAAAACATTATTCCATCCTGCTATTGGGGTAGAACTTAATTCATACATTTCACCGTATGCAATAGATCCACTTATCACACCAGGTTGACCAGTAGTACCTTGTGTTCCTTGCGTCCCAGTACCAGTAGTACCTTGTAAACCTGTAGTTCCTTGTAAACCTAATCCTGTTGTTCCTTGTGTCCCAATACCGGTAGTACCTTGTAAACCAATAGTTCCTTGTAAGCCTTGTGTTCCTTGTAAACCTGTAGTTCCTTGTAAACCAATAGTTCCTTGTAAGCCTTGTGTTCCTTGTAAACCTGTAGTTCCTTGTAAACCTAATCCTGTTATACCTTGTGTTCCTTGTGAACCTAATCCTTGTATTCCTTGTGTTCCTTGAGTTCCAATACCGGTGGTACCTTGTGTTCCTTGAGTTCCTTGTAAACCTAATCCTGTTGCACCTTGAGTTCCTGCTTGACCGGTAACTACAAACGATACTAAAACATCCTCGTCCATAGTGAACGGTGAATTTTCGGTAGAAGCAACTGGCTGTACGTCTAATTCCCACCAATCAGTTTGATCTTGTAATCCGTCAATTTGCCAAAGAATAAATTCGCTAGGATCTGCTTTAGCTGATATTCTAACGTGTCCTTTTATAATAGCCGGGTTAGATGCAATAGTTAATAAAAAGTTTGATATATCGATACCAGTTACACCAAAGTCATGTATTGACATAATAGTAGCAGTATTCTGAGTTGCATTATTTACAGCAACATAACTAAATCCTGGATTCTGAACCGAGGTAGATGTATTAAATTCATAATCAAATGTTGCTCCACCAAACCCACCATCAGTACCAGAAGTACCTTGTGTACCACCTAAGCCTTGTGTACCTTGGGCTCCCTGTGCACCAGAACCTGTAGTACCTTGAACACCGAAACCTTGGGTTCCTTGAATTCCAAATTGCCCAGAAATTCCTTGTGTTCCTAATAAACCTTGAACACCTTGGACACCTTGTAAACCAAATCCGTCATTTCCTTGAACACCTTGGACACCTTGTAAACCTTGAACACCTTGGACACCTTGTAAACCAAATCCGTCATTTCCTTGAGTTCCTTGTAAGCCTTGTGTTCCAGTTGTACCTTGTGCTCCAGATAGACCTGCAGATGAAGGTGCTATTGATTGCCAAATAGTACCATTATATTGTAATATGTCAGATGATGAAGCACTACCGGATGAAACGTCAGATAACATATCCAATGTTGGTGCCCCACTATTCAGTGTTGCTAAATCAACATTTCCTGAATCAAAGTTATAATTAATATTCTTATTAGCAGTGTCAGTAGCAACACTTAAGGCATTACCTAATGCTACATCTGAATTGGATGAACTAAAACCTCTAAACTCTAAAGTAGTTCCATTCATTCCACCAAAAACGTTTTGTCCACCTATACCTATATTAGTACCTTGGTTTATTTCTCCACCGGCAGATGTATTAATAAGTTTAACGGCATTAACTGTGGTATCATATTGTAATTGGACGCCATCTCCTGCAATTAATCTAAAGGTATCATTTGCTATTGTAGAATTTAATAATACATCATTAGCAGCTCCTAGGCTAGGTGTGACTCCAGTATAATTAACAATAATCTTACCATAACTATTTGATGCTCCTACTGTAACATCTCCGGTTCCAATACCACCAATGACATCCCATTCACTAGTTACAAATGTACCTTGTGTAGTTCTTTTATTTGCTCTCCACCAAACTAAAGTTTCTGTTACTATACTAGTACTTCCGGTAGGATCAGTTACTTCTACTGGGTGATATATGATATGCCCTGTGTTATATGTTCTATTGTCTACCCAAGGGTTAGCTACCGCTTTAAAGTTTTCATCTACCTCACCATTAAAAAGTTCTCTTTTAACTTCATTTCTATAGATGATGTATTCTGTCAGATTGAATGCCATTTATACTAGTCTTTTTTTATTTATTCAGGAGGTTCATTAATAATGTTAACATCATCATACGGAAATTCAGATGTGTCACGTTGTGCAATAAAAGCTTCTCTTAGTTGGTTTAGATACCATGTTCCTTCAGACCATCCAGGTATAGCATAACACGGTGAATAAATCCCTGAAGTATATATCCTATTAATCTCACTCCAATAACCTTTATAATCATTGACTGATTTATTTATGAATTCTATTTGTCTATTAACTAACACTGACCTTTGTGCATTTCTTTGTATATCAAAAGAAGACCCCGAAGTTAATTTAAAGTCACCAGTTAGATCTGATGCCCTGTACTCTGTAACAAATTCATATAAAGAACTACCTCCTAAAAACAATTGTATACTTGCTAAGTCGCCTACATAGCATGGATCAAATGGTACATAATTAGTTTGATAAAATAATTCCATTTCAGCAACACTATTAAAATCAGTGTACTCTGATTTACCTGCAGCCTGATCATAAAATCCTATTCGGATTTTAGTCACATCTATTTTATACTTTTTAAGATAAGTAAAAAAGTCAAGGGATAGTTTAAATGTTAGAGCTTCGACGACCAAGAGGTTATACTATTTTTTGTATATATTCAGCTCTTTATTGTGTGGTAGTCATTTAATAGGTTAGAAATTTTACCGTGTGTCACATTACATTCATTAAAAATCTGAAGATGTTCAGTATCTCTGTAGTCTTGTATCCAATAAACATGCTTAAAACCAGCATTAACTAAAATTTTAGTACACATTTTACAAGGTGATAGAGTTAGAAGTATTATGTAATTTTGTGGATCGTATTCTTGGAACTTGGCAATCATATTTACCTCAGCATGAATAAAGCCACTTTCTCCTGGTGTTAAAGAATCTTCTTCAGTTCCAGTATCATTATTAGTTTCAGCTCCGCTGTAAGAACCATTATAACCAAAACTTGCTATTTTACTAAAATCCTTTTTTAAAGCCATACACCCAACCTTAGTAGTAGAAGAATTTGAAAGATCTCTAATACTTAATAAAATATTAGTGAATGCTTTTAGTTTTATTTGAAGTCGCTGAAGTTTGGGATCCATTTTTGTTTAATTAAAGTAGCTTTCATTTTTACCTCAGACAAATCTTTGTTAAGACTGTTTGCAATTCTTATGTTTTCTTTATCGTCATCAAAGAATTTAAAATTTCTAAATCCCATTTGAACAAATTTCATAAAGGCATCCTTTTTCTTTTGTGCAGTAGAGCCAGTGAATCCTAAGTTAGGATCATTGATTGCGAATATAAAATCAGGATTAACATCTACACCGTTATGCATTAGAAAATCATAAATAAGTTTTGAGTCATCTCTCGCAGTAATAATTCCAACTGCAGTACCTTTTGCAATTGTTCTTTTAAGTATTTTGAAAACCCAGTCAATTATTTTACCAGCCTTAAGAATTTCTAAATCTCTAAAGTCATTAAAATCAAACTCATCATGCGGCTTGGTTTTAAATGTATTAAATTCCTGTGGAGTAAGATCAATTTCATATCCTGTTTTTGGATTAAAAACTTTAATTTTACTTTTGGTTACAATTAAAGTATCATCAACATCAAAGACAGTTATATCTTTCCCCCACTTTCTATACTTCTCAAATAAATCCATACAATATATATCAGTTAATTTCTTTTACTTTACTACAGGTGAGATATGGAACGGGTACATTAACAATTTCTCCCATTCTCATATATATGTTTTACTACCGGAAACCTTAATGAATATCCACCGTTTTGATTTTGGCTTTCTTCAAAATATTGAACAGTTACAGTTTTACCGATTAGTTCATTATGATTGTTGAGGTAGTGTTCTCTTTGTTCTTTAGAAAATCCAGATCCTACACTTACACGGTTACCTTTATGTTCAATAATAATATTACTTAAACCCTCCTTTTCAACTTGTTTTCCATTTTCTGTCCATCGCATTGTACCGTTCATACATTCTAGGATTGTATATTCAGCATCATGGAATTTTTTAACCTTTAGAAGATTATGGCTTCTTTTACCTTCATAGCCGATATTCTTTCTAACCATGATTCCTTCAAATCCAGCATCTTCGGCTTCTTTTGCCATCTCAGTAAATTGTTCCTCTGTGGTTAGTTGATCCTGTGGTAAGAATTCTAACATAGAAGAGTTAATTCCTTCTGGTAAAATATCATAACCATTCTTAAGTCTTTCAGTAAGCGGTGTAGTTCCAGTCTTATTATCAAATTCATCTAAAGTTAAATAATCAAATACAAAGAATTTAGGATTTTCAATTTGATGGTCCTTCTTTCTGATTTGTTTCATAATTCCTTGGAAGTCTTCATTACCATCTTTATCTACCATACAGA